TAAGAATAGTATATGTATGTACGACGAAAATCTAAAAAATATCGTAAGGCTTTTAAAAGAAAATATAGGAATAATACCCCCAATTTTAATTGATGAAATAGATGAATATTCAAAAATATTTAGTTTAGAAATGTTTAGTGAAGCTATAAAGATAGCATCCAGGAATAAAAGAAGAAAGGTTAATTATGTTTTAGGTATTTTAAGAAACTGGAAAGATAATAACATCTTAACTATAGATGACCTGGAAGCTTTAAGAAGAGAAAAAGAGATTGAAAAGCAACGAAAACAACAGAAACATCAATATCAAAATAAACAATATAACAAACCTAAAAAAACTAGATTTCATAACTTTGAACAGAGGTCAGACAAGTATACAGCTAAGGAACTTGATGATATAGCTGAAAGAAAGATGGAACAAGCTTTGAGAAAAATGAGAGAGCAAAATCAATTATAGGAGGAATATCATGGAAATAGGTAAGAAATACGAAATCACAACATTTGGGAAAGGAAAAGGCGGAAAGGGAACAAAATTTAAAGGAATGTTTATAGCAGAGGAAAAAGAATTTTATATTTTACAGCATAGAGAAGGATTTAAAGAATGTTTTCTAAAATCGGATTTTGTAACAGGTGAATGTAAAGTAGAAGAGGCATAAAAAAGCCGAGGATTGCTCCTCGACTTAATATATCAGCTTAACAGAAATTATCACATTTACAGAATAAAATTACTAATATTAAGAAGAAGAAAAGTAAAGAATCGTCAAAACCACATTTTTTACTAGACATAATAGCACCTCCTGTTTTATTAAGGAGAGTCCTGGGACTCATTATAGTTTATGCTATATGTTCAAAAATTGTTAATGTCAGTTTTAAAGGAAAGTGGTTTAAAAATGATTATTTAAGCTAAATGAACATAGAGTAAAAAGTTTACCATCTATCACAACTACAGAATAAAACTACTAAAAGTAGAAAGAAGAAAAGTAGAGAATTATTATCGCAATCATCACCAAAAATACCACCTAATAATCCATTGCTCTTATTTTCACCCATAATTACACCTCCAAATAAGTAATTTAAAGCTCTATATTAAGTTATGCTAGGCGTTAAAAAGTGTGAATATAAAATTATTAAAAAGAAGGTGAAAGAAAAATGAGTAAGGAAGAAATGTTAGCTATAGCTGATGAAGTAGTTAAAATATATTTTGATGAGAATGTAAGTGTGAAAGAAGCTATAGAAATTGCAAAAAGAAAGGGTGAAAATCTTGGGTTATCACAAAGGAGATGGATTCGAAGAAGTAATAAATTTAGCTAATCTAACATATAAAAGAAAAGGAATAGCTTTAGTACAGAAGATAGCAACACCTATGAAGCCTATTAGAAAAGGAAAAAGAATAGTATCGGCATACTATGAAGAAAAGAGCACACTAGACTATATAGGAGTATATGAATCAATTCCTATAGCATTTGATGCAAAAGAGACTAAGGAAGAAACAAGATTTCCCCTTAGTAATGTTCAATCACACCAAATAAGATTTATGGAGAACTGGTACAAGCATGGAGGAGTAACTTTCTTATTGATACATTTTAAAAAGTTAAATGCAGTATATAGGCTAGATTGGATAACCTTAGATTGGTACTGGCAAAGGTATCAAGAGAATAGAGGGAAAAGAGGGTTTGGAAGTATACCATTAAATGAATTTGAGTGTAATTGTAAGAAATTAAAATCAAGAAATGGAATCATATTAGATTACTTGGAGGGGATAGAAAAATGAAAAAGTGTAAATGGTGTGGTTCAAAAAATATAGAATATGATGAATTTATACCAGCTGAGAAGCCCGAATATATAAGAAAAATATTTATTTGTCATAACTGTGGCTACTATGGTTTTGAGGATTGGGCAAGAAGTAAAGAAGATGGAGGTATAAAGAAATGCTATCAATAGAATATTGTGCTAGAGCAATAGTTCAACATCTAAATAGGAATATAAAGCTATAGAAATGTATGAGAGAGAGAAGGACTGGGTTAGCATAGAAGAAATGATCCCTAAAAATACAAAAGAAAAGTTATATAAGCTAGTTAGTTAAGGAGGATATAGAATGATATTATTTTATTTAATTTTAACATGTGCGGTTATGTTTAGTTTTGCTTTAGCTATGTTTACTTTATCAAATAGAGAGAATAGGCAATAGGAGAAAGGTATGAAAGCAGCAGGGATTTTAATTGGACTAGCTATAGCAATACATTGGTGAGGATAAAAAGAAATTATAAAAGGAAATAGGAGGGTTATTAATGGATAGAAATTATGTAATTATATGCAATAGACATAAAGGTATAGGGAACTCTACATTATTATTTTGGGGTAGAAAAACAGAGGATAATGCTAAAAGAAGAAGCTTTGGAGGATATACAAGCGACTTCAACCTTTGTGAGAAATACACTCTTGAAGAAATAGAAAATAGTGATTATAAATTCCCTGTATACGGTAGAGATTGCAATTACGATAATTTTAGAAAATTTGATGATGTTGCTATTGAAGCTAAAAGACTGATAAGGTTGGGCAGACCTATGCTTGTTTATTATATATAGAATTGCTGTAAATTAAAAAAGAAGCCATAAAAGGAAATAGGAGGGTGGCATGAAATATAAATATAAAGGCGAAATATATGAAGATGAGTTTTTAGATACTTTAGATTTATTAGATGAATTGGAAAGTGACAAAAAAGTAGAATCTATAGGGGTTATAGTTTTTTATAGGTGGTGAATATGCTGGAACAGATGATGATATAGATCAGGTATTGTCATACTTTATAGATGAAGGAGACATAGAGATTGTTAAGGAGGACAGCTATGGAAGAAAATAAAAAGGAAATGCTACAGTATCAAATAAATTGCTTTATAGAAAATATATTAAATTTAGCAGATAAAGAAGGGAAATTAGATCATTTCACTATAGAAGTAAGTAATTGTGATGGGAAGGTTCAGATGGATTATAAGCTTAGGGATAGAAAGAAGGTGTATTGATGAAAAGGAGGTTAATACTATGGCTAAAGTTAGATGTATAGGAGAATTACGATACGATAAAGGAGCTTTTACAGTAGGAAAAATATATATAAAGAGTGATCTAGATAAAGATGGAATTTATCTAGCAATTGGTGATATTTTAGTAACTGATAATTATAGACAATTAAGAGCTTATCCAGAATGTATATTTGAGTATATAGAGAACTAAATAAAGTCCTACTGTACTTACAGCGGACACCTTTGAGTCATGAAGATGGCTTAAGGTGTCCTTTTTATTTTAAACCTATTGAATTCGATGGGATTAGGAGGGATAATATGAAATTTAATTGTGAGATAGATAATATAAAAACACTTAAAAAAGGTATGAAAATAACATTAGCCATAAATGATAAGCAAACTATAGAAGTAATGAAACATATATACAATTTCATGGATAAGCCAATAACAGTTGAATTACTTGTAGATGAGAACACATATAAAGAAAGAATGAAGCAGATTACTCTAGAACAGAGAAAGAAAATATACGGGATACTTAGAGATATAGCTACTTATACAGGAGACAATAAAGAGAATTTAAAAGAAGTTACTAAAAATAGTTTTATAAAGTCAACGGAATATGAAGATTTTAGTTTAAGTAATTGTAGTAAAGACTTAGCAGGAGACTATATAGAATTTTTAATTAGACTATGTTTTGAAGCGGGAATACCACTTAAAGAAAATCCAATAGAAGGACTAGAAAATATAGAAAGCTACTTGAGAATATGTTTAGAACAAAGGAAATGCTGTGTATGCGGCAGAGAGGGAGAAGAGCATCACGTAGATGCAATAGGTATGGGGAGAGACAGAAGAACTGTAGATGATAGTAAAAATAGAAAGATGTGCCTATGTAGAGAACATCATACAGAGTATCACAAAATAGGACAAGAAGATTTTGAGAATAAATATCACGTTTATGGGATTATATATCAAGGTTAGGGGGATTAAGGACATGGATAAAGAACAATTAAAGCAACTAAGATATTTAAAAAATGAAATAAAAATGTTAAAAGAGCAGATAGAGAACTTAGATTATACTATAACAACAGATTCAGTAAGAGGATCTAGCCCTTATTTTCCTTACACAGAACACAGCATAAAAATAACAGGAGTTGATACAGAAGACTATAATCGTAAAGCTAGAAGACTTAAGAGAAAACTAAGCAGAAGAATAGAGGAATTGATTGATTTAGTAGAAGAAACTAATGAGTATATAGAAAATATAGATGATAGCTTAATTAGGCAGATAATAAGTCTAAGATATATAAATGGATTAACATGGCAACAAGTAGCAGCACATATAGGAGGTAACAATACAGCAGATAGTGTTAGAAAAGTAGCCGAAAGATATTTAAAGTAAAGTTGTCCACTATGTCCGCTTTATATATGTTAATATGATATTAGGAAGAAATATAAGCTACAGGAACTTAATAGAGCAAGGACATATAATGTATTAAGGGCTATTACTATTTCATTAGAGTAGACCTAAAAGAGGGCATACCTTACTGCACAAGGTATGTCCTTTTTACATATTTAAAATGAGATGGAAAGTATGGAAATAGCAAAATGTAAATGTGGATATAAACTAGAAAAACCTAAGTGGGAACACTTAATAAATTATATATATAAAGGCGGAGGACATGCAGGGGAAAACAAATGTCCTTATTGTAAGAAAGAAACATTAGAATTTGATGTTAGAAGGTGATTAAATGGCTATTGGGGAACTTATAAAAGCTAATGATATAGATACATATAGAAGATTACAAAAGATGTGTAAAAGGAAGAAGCAGAAGAAGATTGAACTTGGAGATAGACCAGAAAGATTGATGGGACATGATTCATATAGAAGAGAAGGCAGAAGGATTAGGCAAAAAAGATGGGAATAAAATAATAGAAAAGTATTTACAAAAAGTAAACTTAATGGTATCATATATAGTGTCAGTACATAGTATGGTATTGTATATGATATCAAAGCGTATAATTTTAGTGAACAATGGGAAAAATAGTGGAGGAAATATAATGAGCCATTACGAGAAGCTATATAGGAAAATCAAGAATAACCCAAAAAATGTAAGATTTAATGAGATTGATAAATTGCTTACAAATGTAGGAGGATTTGAAAGGAGAAATAAAGGGACTAGTCACTATATATACTCACATCCAGATTTAAAAGCCATAGATGATTATGTGAACATCCCATACAAGAAGCCTCACATAAAAGCACGTTACATTAAAAAAGCTATAGAAAAATTTGAATTAGCTAATCCACGCTTTGTGGAATAAAGTGAATAGGGGGGATTATATGAAAAACATAAATGTGCTAGATTATAAAATTGAAATCAACAAAGATGATGATGGTGATTATATTGCTATAATGCCAAAATTGGGATGTATGGCAGATGGAGCAACAATAGATGAAGCTATTAATGAGCTAATGGAAGTTGCGGAAGATTTTATAAAATTGGCTAAAGAGGATGGTAAAATTATTCCAATGCCTGAAAAATACGAAGAAGAGATAAACTATAGCGGAAAACTTACATTGAGAATACCTAAATCATTGCATAGAATGGTAACTAAACAAGCAGAAAAAGAAGGGTGTAGCATTAATCAGTTAATTACAACATACATTTCTCTAGGGATAGGGAATGAGTTTGGGAAAAAACATGTATCCATTAACTTAGATATGTCTTCACATATAGTCGAAGAAAATGTTAAGCAACAATGGAAGAAGCATGTACCAACAAAGGAAGACGAAACGTTAAATTTTAACTTTGGCGAAGTTTTAACTCCATCAGAACTTAACTTAAGAAAGAATAGATGTTTTTAGTATTGCAAAATTAATGAATAAAAGGAAGGTAGTTATTATGCAAGGTAAAGATATAATAGAAAAAATTAAAGCCAGAAGATATCATTTGAATAGAGTTGTTGCAAACAATATAGATAAAGATCCAGATGATTTAGCCATAAATATTAAGCGAGATACAATATGCTCGATTTTAGAAAACACAAAAGATTATCTTTCTATCAAAGTTAATATAAAGATTTTTTTGGAACCAGAGGCTTTATTTTCTATTGAAATGGAGTATATAATAGAATTTAAGCTTGAAGATAAGATGACTGATAAAGATATTGAAGATAACATAAGTACTCTAATTTCACCCTTGGCGCAAGAATCTAGTTATTTAGCTGCTTCTTTAACAAAAGAAATAATAGGAACACTTATTATATTACCACCAGATTTAGAGGTATCGGAAGTAAAAAAATAATATAATTTTAATAATAGAAAATTACCCATCAAGATATGATTTTCTATTAAAAGGCACTCAATAAAGGGTGTCTTTTTTCATGCAAAACTACATATACAAAACAAACTCAATTAGTAATGAGGTGGTGATCATTGGATGAAATAAAAAACAAAGCAAAACAGGATTATATGAAAGGTATGAAATACAAGGATATATGTGATAAATATAATCTTAGCATGAATACTTTAAAGTCCTGGATAAGTAGAAATAAATGGGCAGCAGAAAGGAAAAAGAAAAATGAAAAGGGTGCACACAATAGAAAAAGGGGTGCACCCTTAAATAATAAAAATGCAGTGGGTAATAAGGGAGGCTATGGTCCTCCTAAAGAAAATAAAAATGCTGAAAAACATGGATTCTTTTCAAAATATCTTCCTGAAGAAACATTAAATATTATCCAGGAGATAAACGAAAAGGATCCATTAGATATTTTATGGGAGAATATACAGATACAATATGCTGCAATAATAAGGGCTCAAAAGATTATGTATGTAACAGATAAAGAGGAAATGATAAAAGAGTTAAAGAAAGAAAAAAGTTATGAAAGTGAATCCATATCATCATCAGAAACAGAATATGAGTTTCAGTTTGCTTGGGATAGGCAGGCGACTTTTCTCAAGGCTCAATCAAGGGCTATGGGAGAGTTAAGAAGTCTAATAAAGCAATACAATGAATTAGTAGATAGAGGCATGGGCACAAAGGAACAGGAGTTAAGAATACAAAAGTTACAATTAGAAATAGACAAGATTTCTAACGATGATAATAACAAAATGCCACCGTCCATAACAATTGTTGATGCATGGAGCGATGAAGATGAGTAAAGAAGTCACTATAGACATACAGAAAGAAGTTAATCCTCATTTTAAGAGTGTATGGACTACTAAAAAGCCTTACAACATCCTTAGAGGCGGCCGTAACTCTTTCAAGTCTTCTGTAATAGCCTTAAAGCTTGTGTATATGCTCATATGGTATCTACAGAAAGAAGAGAAAGCTAATATAGTAGTAATTAGGAAAGTAGCCAATACAATAAGAGACTCTGTATATCTGAAAATACAATGGGCATTGGAGAAGTTTGGATTATTAAATGAATTTAAACTAACAGTGGCACCATTTAAGATAGAAAATAAAAGGACTGGATCCACCTTTTATTTTTATGGGCAGGATGATTTTGCAAAACTTAAATCTAATGATATAGGAAATATCATAGCCGTGTGGTATGAAGAGGCAGCAGAATTTAACGATGCAGAGGAATTCGACCAGACCAACACTACATTCATGAGGCAAAAACATCCTCTGGCCGATATGGTACGTTTCTTTTGGTCTTACAACCCGCCTAGAAATCCCTATAGCTGGATCAATGAGTGGTCTGATAGTTTGATAGGCGAAGATAATTATCTGGTACATGATTCCAGTTATCTAAATGATAAATTGGGGTTTGTGACCGAACAGATGCTACAGGATATAGAGCGAATCAAGAAGAATGATTATGACTATTATAGGTATTTATATTTAGGTGAGCCCGTAGGACTTGGAACTAATGTATATAATATGAGCTTATTTAAGCCTTTAGATGAGTTACCTGATGATGACAGGATAATAGCTTTATACTATTCAATGGATACAGGACATTCAGTATCCGCAACCTCTTGCGGTTGTTATGGCTTGACTGCAAAAGGTAAAGTCATTAGATTAAATGGATATTACTATAGTCCTGCTGGAAGAGTTAACAAAAAAGCACCAAGTGAACTATCAAAAGATATACATGAATTTATAAAGCAAACATCAACGCAAGAGTACTGGAAAGGTGCTAGGATAATGAAAAGGACTATTGACAGTGCAGAAGCTGCATTAAGAAATCAATACTTTAAGGACTTTGGGCAACATTGGACACCGGTTAACAAGAAAAAGAAAATAGATATGATTGATTACGTCCATGACTTACTAGCTCAAGGACGTTTTTATTATCTTAAGAAACCTTATAAAACAGGTCTTAAGTATTGTGATAGTAACGATATTTTCATAGAAGAACATAAGAAATATCAATTTGATGAAAAGACATTGAATTCTGATGACCCTAAGGTTATTAAAGAAGATGATCATTCAGTCGATGAATTTATTTATTTATGTGTGAGTAACGCAAGGGACTTTAGGCTTAAGGTCTAGGAGGTGAGCAGTTGGGATTAATTCAAAGTATTAAGAATTTATTCAAGAAGGGAGGGTATGCTTTGGGAGATAGATTAAAAACAATAAATGACCATCCTAAGATTAATATAGACTCAAATGAGTTAGCAAGGATTGAAAGAAACTTTGCAGAGTATAGAGGCGAATATCCTGAGGTTAAATATAGAAACTCTATGGGAGAATTGCGTAAACGTGATTATATACATCTAAATATGATGAACCTAACATCTGAACTGTTATCAGGACTAGTATTTAACGAGCAATGCGAAATTACTGTATCAGATGCAGATGATGAACAGGAACAAAACACATATAATAAGGCTAATGACTTTATACAACATGTATTTGAGCATAACGATTTTAAAAAGAACTTAATGAGATATTTAGAACCTATGTTTGCAATTGGCGGGATAGCAGTTAGACCTTATGTAAATGAAACTGGCGAAGTTGAATTCTCATGGGCATTAGCTAACTCATTCTTCCCTTTAAGATCTAACAGTAATGGGATTACAGAGGGTGTAATTAAGTCAGTTACAACAAAGATGGAGCAGAAGAAAACTATATATTATACCCTATTAGAATTCCACGAATGGGAAGATAAAACGTATGTAATAACAAATGAATTATATAAGTCTGATAATAAAAATGAGATTGGGAAACCAGTTCAGTTAAATGAATTGTATGAGGACTTGCAAGAAAGAACAGAGATAATAGGACTATCAAGACCTTTATTTAATTATCTAAAACCAGCGGGATTTAACAATATTAACCCTCATAGTCCTTTAGGGCTTGGTATCACAGATAACTGTAAAACTACATTAAAACAGATTAACGATGCATATGACCAATTTAATTGGGAAATACGTATGGGGCAAAGGACTGTATTTGTAAGTGATACAATGCTAAATATATTACCTGATGAAAGCGACGCACCTCCTAAACAAGTGTTTGACCCTGATATCAATGTTTATAAATCAATCCCCATGGGAGATGATTCAGATGGAGTTAAAGACGTAACTAGCGACATAAGAACAGAACAATATATAGCAGCTATTAACTATCATTTAAAAACTTTGGAGATGGATTTACAGCTATCAGTTGGGACCTTCTCATTTGATGGCAGGTCAGTAAAAACAGCCACAGAAGTTGTTAGTGAGAATAGTCTTACTTATAGGACTAGAAACAATCATGTAAACGAAATTGAGAAGTTTATTAAAGGACTGGTTATATCAGTGTTAGAATTAGCTAAAGCATACAAATTGTTTAATGGTGAAATCCCTACATTTGAACATATAGGAGTAGATTTTGATGATGGAGTATTTCAAGACAGAAACGCACTGTTAAGCTTTTATGGAAAGGCTAAGATGTTTGGGCTTATTCCTACTGTTGAAATCATTCAAAAAGTATTTAAAGTGCCCAAGGAAACAGCTGAGCAATGGCTAAAAGAAATACAAGAAGAACAAGCAGAAATAGACCCTAGCAATATAAATTATAGAGCATCTGAACAATTATTTGGTGATGAAGAATGAGAAAACCGAGAGTCACTCCTTATCAATTAGATATATGGAGTTCTAACATGGCAGACTTATACAATTCACTTGAAGGTGAAATCATACGAATTATTATAAAAAGATTAAATCGAGGTCATAAAAACATACTCCAGTGGCAAGCCGAAAAGTTACAAGAACTAAGATTATTTAATAGTGATGTCACAAGATTATTATCAGAAGTAACAAAAGTTGCTGAATCTGAAATAAAGAGAATGTTAGAAGATACAGGAGTTGGAGTTATAAAAGACATTGATAATGCTATGCCTTATGATACCAAGCCTATTTCAAATAACATAGATCAGGTAATGAGAGTCTATTATAATCAAGCTTGGAGTGAAATTGACAACTATGTTAATCAAACACTAGTAACAACTCATTATGGACATGGTACAGCTGTAAGAGCGTATCAAGATGTGTTAAATCGTACATCTGCAATGTTTAACAGTGGATTATATACATTTGAGGATTCTCTTGAAAGATCCATTACAGAATTAGCACAAAAAGGTATAGGTTCAGCCTTAGTAGATAGTAGAGGTCATAGGTGGAACATAGAAGGATATGTAAGAAACCTTTTAAAATCTACTCTAGGAAATACCTATGATGAAGTTAGAAAAGAACGTATGTCTGATTATGATGTTCATACTGTTGTAGTTACAAGCCATGCAGGTGCAAGGGAAGCATGTTCCAGAATTCAAGGTAATGTTGTTGATTTAAGGAGACCAGAAGAGTTACCACATGATTGGCCATATAAAAGTATATATGACCCTTACTGGCAAGCAGAATATGGTACAGCAGGAGGTCATAGGGGTGTGAATTGCGCTCATTTGCACATTCCGTTTATTCCAGGTGTTAATACCAATAATCAACCAAAGTTTGATTCTGAACTAAATGAAAGAGTTGCTAAAGCAAGAGATAAGCAACGAAGGATTGAAAGAGAAATAGTTAAGTATAAGAAAAATCATATGGTGGCCAAGGAATTAGGTAGTGATAAAGCCGACTATTGGAAGATGATGGTCGGTAGAAGGCAAAAGGCTATGAGAGAGCACTTAAAAGAAAATGGAGATTATTTAAGTCGTAATTATAAACGTGAAAAAGTATATACTCCACTAGATACTCTTTTAAAGGATTTTAGTTATAGGGATTAGGAGGTGCTACATTATGAATCTATTGCATTATTTAGGATGCATATTGCTAACAGTGACGGTTTTATCTATTGCCGGAGTGGCTTTCTACTTTGATTCTGCTGTTGTAGCAGGACTTTATGAATCTATAAAAGAATGGCGTGATAATAATGGCCAAATATAAAAAGAAACCAGTAGCTATTGAAGCTACTTATGAAAAAATAGAGTAGCAGGAGGTGATCCTATATCTCGTTGGTAGCAGATGTTAGCTACTATTTTTTTATGTCTTTTATCTGTTAGACGGTATAAAGAAACAGAAGAAAATACCCAATAGGGAGGAATTACGATGAAAGATAGATCAAAATTTAATCTGCAATTATTTGCAGAAGATAAAGATGAACAGACAACTGACCAGGCAGAACAACCTGGAGATGAAAAGGATACTGCTACCGATAAAGCAGAGGAAAAAACATTTAAACAAGAGGATGTTAATAATATCGTAGCTAAGGAATCAAAGAAAGCTACAGAGAAACTGTTAAAAGAACTTGGCATTGAGGATTTTGAGAATGCCAAAGATGGTATGGCTAAGTTCAAAGAGTGGCAGGAATCGCAAAAAACTGAGCAGGAAAAGCAACAGGAAACTCTTAATAATTTAACAAAAGATAAGGAAATATTAACATCTGAAAATCAAAATTTAAAAAGCCAAATAAGTGCTATGAAACAAGGTGTTAAAGCTGATTTTGTTGAGGATGTAGTCGCTTTGGCCGAGAGGTTAGTTAATGATGAAACGACCATTGATGAAGCCATTAAAGCAGTTGTTGAAAAATACCCTCACTTTGTAGGCGAAGACGAAAAATCAGATTCCCCACAGATTGTTAATCCAGGCAATCCAGATGGTGGCAGCAATGAACCAGATGACCCATTCGCTGCAAAATTAGCAAAATATAATTAATAGGAGGAAATAATATGGTTAAAAACAAAAGAATGTTTGATTTTAATTTACAGCTATTTGCAGGAGAAAACAACAATCAAAACGTACGCAGTTATCAAAAGCAATTCAAAGAGTTGTTGCAGGCGGTATTTAAAAAGCAAGCATACTTTAGAGAATTCTTCGGTGGAGGAATTGAAGCTTTAGATGGTGTTACTCACAATGAAACTGCATTTTATATTAAGACAAGTGACATCCCAGTTGTTGTAGGTACTGAATACAACAAAGACCCTGACGTAGGTTTTGGAAGTGGTACAGGTAATTCATCAAGATTTGGACCACGTAAAGAGATAATCTATACAGATACACCAGTTCCATATGATTGGGAATGGACCTTTCATGAAGGTATTGACCGTCACACAGTTAATAATGACTTTGCAGCAACAATTGCAGACCGTACAGAACTTCAAGCACAAGCGAAAGTTCAATTGTTTGATGATAAAGGAGGATTATTTATTTCAAAAGTTGCAAGTAAAGCTTTAGAAATAGCTACATTGGATAATGATTCAGTATTAAAACTGTTCAATGACTTATCTACCGAATATACAAATATGGAAGCGGTTGGTACTAGAATGGCATGGGTGAAGCCAGCACTATATAATGCTATAGTTGATCATCCATTGACAACAAGTGCTAAAAAATCTGGAGCAAATATAGATGAAAACGGAATACTAAGATTTAAAGGATTCCAAATAAAAGAAGTACCAGAAACTAAATTCCAAAAAGGTGAACTTGCTTATGTATCTATTGTAGGGGTTGGAAAGCAATTCACTGGAATAAATACAGCTAGAACAATTGAATCTGAGGACTTTGACGGAGTAGCTTTCCAAGGTGCAGGTAAAGCAGGAGAATTTATTTTACCAGCTAATAAAAAGGCTGTAATTAAGGTGGTTCAAGTAGAAGAAACTCCAGAAGGGTAGAAAGGGGAATATAAGTGGCACAATATAAAGTGTTAAAATCATTTAGAGATAAATATACAAAGGAAGTATATGAAGAAGGGCAAGAAATAAAAATGACGGTAAAACGTGCTGATGAAGCTATGAAAAACTTAAAGATATACGATGTCGGTTTTTTAGAGCGCATTGATAATAAGGAAGATGAAGAAGAAAAGGGAGAGGACGAATAATCCCCTCCCTTTTCATGAAGGGGGAAGATTATGTCTTATCTCACATATAAAGAATTTAAAGAATTAAACAGTGCAGATGTGGACGAAGAGACTTTTAATAAGCTTTTACTGAAAGCTTCTGCTATCTTAGACAATATCACAAATCATTTCTATGTTAAAAATGACATAGAAAAAGATAACACATGGAGAGTAAAGAAATTTAAACAGGCTTTATGTAGTCAAATAGAATACTTTAATGAGTTAGGGGCTACCACGTTTGAGGGGATAAACAGTACTCCACAAACATTTACAGCAGGGCGTACAAGTGTATCTAATGCAAGTAGGCATAATCCATCAAGGGAAAATGAAACAAAGTCTTTAATTGCTGAGGATGTTTATATCTACCTGGAAGGAACAGGCTTATTAAACAGAGCCGTGAGTGTATGGTAATGCCTAGACCTCCAAGGAAGTTTTGTATTGATTCATTTAAGTATAAAGAATATATAGGTGACAATAATTGGTCTGAACCCCAGTATGATGAACTTGTTACAATAGAATATTGTAGAATAGATAGAGGGGCAGAATACACTTCAACAACATCAGGAAAGCAATTGCTATATAATGCAATTGTTTTTTGTTATGAAGGGATTACCGAACCATTGCCAGAATTTAAAACTCAATCTGTCCTAATATTCGATGATACAGAGCATGTTATAACAAAAGTTATACCAATCTATGAAGCATATGATAAAGCCATCTATTCATATGAATTAGAGGTGATTTGATGAAGGTAATAGTAGATTTAAAAGTACCTAAACAAAAAATGTCTCAAAATAGCATCGATAAGGGCCAATATGCATTATCAAACCAGGCACTAGCAGATATGAACCAGTTTGTTCCATTTAAAGAAGATCCTTTAAGAATATCTGGAACTGTAGCAGATGATGGAAAAAGTATAAGTTGGGACACTCCTTATGCTAAAGCTCAATTTTATGGATTTGTAGGTAAAGATGGGTATCGTGTATATAATTACACTACTCCTGGAACAAGTCGAAGATGGGATTTAAGAGGAAAAGCAACATATATGAAAGATTGGATTAAAGCATTTATGAAGGGAGCTGATTGGTAATGGATTTTATAGAAAGATTAGCAGATGAAGTTAATGACATATCTGCTTTACCTATAGATTGTAAATTAGGATATCTAGGAACTGACGAATCTTTTGTTCTTTATCCATTACCAGGCTCTAAGGTAACAAGTAGATTTATGGATGGTACTAGTGACCAGGAGCTTAATTTTGAGTTTGCTATGAAATCAAAGTCACAAGAAAAGATTCATATTACTCTATGGTTAGTACAAAATGAATTAGAAAGATTAGAAGAATTAAGTAGTGATAACGGAAGTTTTGAGTTTGACGAATTAGTCATAACGAACAAACCATTTATAAATCAATTAGATAACCAAGGTTGGTTTGTTTTTTTACTAGATGTACAAGCAAGAATAACAGTATTTAAGGAGGATGAATAAAACAATGGCAAGAATGAAAAATGCATTAAGAGGTCATTTCGTACAGGCTTATGAGCCAGGACAAGAGACTCCTGGTGATAAATGGTTAGAATTAGCAAAATGGATATCTACTATTGGCGATGATACTCAAGAAGAAACAGAGGATACTGCATTTTACGATGGTGATGGTACACCAGAAACAGATGTTATTTCTGTTGCAGGGGCGTATACTCCAGAAGGTTTTTATGATCCTGAGGATCCAGCACAAGCTTTGATTGCAGGATTAAAATATAAAACTGGTGATGGTAGAAAGATTTGGCATAAGGTTGTTTCAGCAGATGGCAAAAAAGAATGGATAGGTAGGGCAACAGTATCTGCTATTATAGCAGGTGCAGGAGATGCATCAGCATATGAAACATTTAGCTGTAATATAAGATTTGACAGATTACCAGAAGAAAAGAATGTAACAAATGTAACACCAGAAGGCTAAGAGAGGTTTCATATCTCTCTTAGCTTCAATAAAGTATGATATGAAAGGATGATATCATGTCGCAAGAAATTAAGATTGATATACAGAGAACGGGATTTCCGGTTAAAATTGGGGACCTAGAATTATGGTTTGATAGCTCACTAGAAAATTTAAGGACATTTTTTAATATAGAAGAAGTAGCACAAGAGAAACTTAAAGAAGCACAAGATAAAGCTAAGCATATTCATTTTCCAGATAATATAGATGTAAATGATATTGAAAATATTGATGTAAAAACAATTGATGCCGCATTTGATGTGAATAAAGAATTTATAGCAGCTCAATATGATATTATCTTTGGTGATGGGGCATTTAAAAAGATATATAAGCAATATCCAGATATTATAGCTTTAGAAAACGCATTAGATCTTATAGGAATTGCTATAGCTAATAGAATTGAAGAATTAGAATCTGAAAGAGCAAAAGAATTTGATAAAAAGAAAAAAGAGTATCTAAAGAAAAAAGCTAAAAAGAAGTAGGTGATTGAATGAGGTTAAATGACCCTTTGATCACCTGTTTTATTTATAATGGAAAAGAATATACTATAGATCTAGCATTTGATAATGTATTAGATGTGTTTGATGTATTAAATGATGATACATTAAGAAATAATGAAAAGGCTGAAATAACATTAGAATTGTTATTAGATGAGCATATAGAAGAGGATATAATTGGGATTTGGAATTATATCTATAAGGAATTCATTGAAGTAAAAAGTAAGCAGTATATCGAATACGATTTAAAAGGAAACCCCATGCCTATACAAGACGAAGAAAATGATAGCTTTATTGATTTAGATAAAGACGCAGAATATATATATGCATCATTTATGCAAGCTTATAATATTGATTTATATGAACAACAGGGTAAGTTGCATTGGCATGAGTTTAAGGCTTTGCTTAATGGCTTACCGGGTGATACTATTATGCAAAGAATTATTCAAATAAGAATGTGGAAACCTTCTAAGCATGAATCAAGTGAGTATAAGGAAAATATGAGGAAGTTGCAGAAAGTATACGCATTGGATGATAATGTGGAATAATATCCCTCTGTGTGGTAAAATAGGTTTAATCATTGTACAAAGGGGATGTTTCAATGGATGAAAAATGTGTTATATGTGGTGTGGATATAACGTTTTTAAATCGACGCAAAATAGCTAACGATGAGGTAATATGTGCTGATTGTCTAGGCAATGCAAAAACACTTACGTTTAAACAGATTTTAAAACTAAAAAATGTAACTTCTAGCGACATTAGAAAATCAATCGCTGAATCATCCGGAGAGGAAATTTTGAATTTTAAACCAACTAAGAAAATAGGCTCTTATATTTGGTTTGATGAGAATCAAGAAAAAATACTTTTACCTGATCCAATTAAATCTTATGTCATTAAATACAAAGATGTTGTAAGTTTTGACTTGATAGAAGATGGCGAAACAGTGACAAGCGGTGGTATAGGAAGGGCGCTAGTTGGAGGAGCTTTGTTTGGAGAAGCTGGCGCTATAGTAGGTGCCTTGACTGCAAATAAAAGTAAAGAATTTTGTACAATTTTAAAAGTTGCATTGACAGTAAAAAACATGGAGAATTCTATTTATTTTGCCACATTTTTAAATAAGAAAACAAAGATAAACAGCAGTGCATACGCTGTTGCTTATCAAGGAGCACGAGAGTGTATTTCTATACTGCAATCAATATGTGGCAACTCAGAAGAAATCATTAGTGATTCCGTATCTAAAGTAGATGAAATTAAACAATTCAAAGAATTATTAGATGATGGAATTATTACTCAAGAAGAATTTGATAAAAAGAAAAAAGAATTATTAGGTTTATAGATTATTTAAAAACAATTATGGCAGATGGAAAAGAAGTTAATGTAGCTTCTAAGGAATTAGATAAATTGGAATAAGCAGGGCTTAAATTAGGCAAAGGAATCAAAGTGAATGATAATGTGGAATAATATCCCTCCGTGTGGTAAAATATATCTAATGTTCTAATATGGGAGGGTCTTTAATGAAAAAAATATTGATTTTATCATTAGTTGCTGTACTTATCTTGGCTGGGTGTGGGTCTAGCAACGAGCTAGAGAGTTTCGCAGAATCATTTAATAAAAGGGCAGTTTCCGAGGATGTACCGGAGCTAATTCCCGAAGAATTTAGCGAAATGCAAGAAGATGAAGGCGAATACTGGCGAGAGCTATACGAATCAGAAAAATATTCTATTGATGCTTATTATGAAGATGGGAAGAAACTATCGATGTATGCTCTTAATATAAGCGCTGAAGAACCTTTTGATGCTAAAGAAGGGGAAGGATACAGAGCAGGTATAATGACGGCTAGAGCCTTAGGGTTAAGTACCAGCGATTATGTAAAAAATTTTGAAAAAGCACTACAGACAGATAGACATGAGTATACAGAGAATGGATATGAAATTAAGTTTATATATATTGGTTGGGATTCTTCAACCCTGCGGTCGCCGATATACGTTCATTTTGAAAAGAAATAACACAAAAGAAAGATTTTAGCACCTGCAAAGGTGCTTTCTTTATGCCTAAAATCAGCTTTGGTCGGGGCTGATTTTTTTAATGGGAAATATTTTAGATTACCTCTTGACATTATCATTCTTGAATGATAGAATGATAAATAAATTAAGGAGGTGGTTTGAAATTAAAACATTGACAGTGAGACTTGATGATGAACTTCATAGAAAGTTCAAAATATATTCAGTAAATAGCGGGAAAGATATGCAGGCTATATTAATTGAATATATAAAAGGACTCGTTGAAGAAAATCAAGTTGAAAAAAAACAATAAAAGACACCCGTCGCTCCGACCAAAGAACATTACGAGTGTCTTAAACCGAGGTTACCCTCTATGAAATATTATATCATAGTCGGTAATCTCATTCAAGAAATCAAAATTGAAAGGAGAATATTGACTATGAATAATAATTTGATGGTATTTGAAGGAACGCAGGTTGAGATTTTTGAGTTAGATGGAATAGTATATTTCAATCCATATCATGTTGGAGAATGTTTAGAGCTAACAGATAGTGCTGTTAGAATGGCAGTTAAGAATATGAATGACAAGCAAGCTATTAAACTTACCAATTCTAAAGTCAAAGATATTGACTTTAGAAAATTGCATAATACAGGAGAGAATTTCCTTACCGAAAGCGGAGTATATAAATTGATATTTAGGAGTAATAAGCCTAATGCAGAAAAATTCACTGACTGGGTAACAGATGAAGTTCTCCCTACAATCAGAAAAGAAGGAGCTTATATTACTGATAGAGCTAATCCTAAAATGTTAAGGGCTAAGGCTAATGAAATAGAAAACATAGCTACTTTAAATGAAACAGCTAAGATAATGCTTCCTGTTTTTGATGAAGCAGGATTGAAACCAGAGTATAAGGCATTGGCGTTAAAGCAAATATATCGTAAAGGTGGATTGGATATTCCAATTGAAGGTGTAAGAGTGGAAAAGAAGATTTTTGACCTTACAACTATAGCAAGTACATTAGGCATATATTCCAAAAATAATAAGCCTCATGGACAGGCAGTAAGCGCAATAGTTGCAAAATTTGATATATCAGATGAGGAAAAAGAAGTTGTAAGTTTTGAGAAGAATGGTCACATGGGTACAACTACTCAATACACAAAAAGTGTTTTAGACAAAGTGAGAAAATGGATTATAGCTAATGACTATCCTACTGAAATTGAGTATACAGATAGAAAAGGTAACAGTAAAACTTATCGTGTATCATACAATAAGGTAGGTGTTATAGCATGAAGAATGAAGTTAGAGTAAAGTTATTAGATAAAACTGAAGATGTTATTATAAATAGGCTTATTGAGCTGGCAGGAAAAAGGCAAACAAATGTATTTTTAACAAATTTGCCTATATCTATTCATAGTCTTTGTTACCGTAACAGTAGAACTAATTGTATCTTAATAAATAATACAAACAGTATTAACCAAATACGTTATGAATTAGCATATTCATTAGGACATATAACCTTGCATAAAGGAATGAAAATAAACTGCCTCAATGAAGCTGAATCTGAGAGCCCTTTGTGGCAACAGATGCAAAGTCAAGCAGACAAATTCGCAAGAAAACTCTTATATATGTATAAAATAGTAGAAAAACATGAAGAAAAGGCATCCTAATGGATGCTTTTTTTATGCCTAAAAAGGTAGGTGAAGAATATGGCAGATGGTTCTATTAAAATAGTAATTGAAGTAGACGGAAAAGAGGTCAACGTCGCTTCCAAGGAATTAGATAAATTGGAAGAAGCAGGGGTCAAGTCGGGTAAAGGAATCAAAGCAGCTGAGGATAGTATGGACAATCTTAGCGATAGTAGTGCTAAGGTTGGCTCTAATGTTAAGGATGCTAAAGATTCTATAGATGATTTAGGCGATAGTGGTGCAAAGGCGGGAAAAGATTTAAAAAGCACTGATGATGCTATGGATGGATTGTCAGATAGCAGTAGCAATGCATCATCCAGTATCAAAGGGACAAAAGATTCAATAGATAGTTTAGGAGATAGTGGGTCTAAAACCGGGAAAGACCTAAAAGGTGTAGATAGTGCTATAGATGGCTTATCAGACAGCAGTAGCAACGCATCATCTAGCATAAAGGGTACGTCTGA